GGCTGAGGAAGCGGCCCGACTGGTGGCCTTGGGTGTTGCCGTCTATGCGGACGCCCCCACGCAGGCTCCTGCGTCGCCCGCTGGCGGCGCGGGAGTACCCAGTCAGTCCACGGATACCCTCGGCGGGAAAGCCTCCTCTGAGGCCGCCACAGGCGGCGCTGAGGGGGCTTCCGCAGATGCGGAGGTAACCCGGCTGGAGCGGATGCCGAAGGCCGACCTGGAACGGATGGCACAGGATATGGGCGTGGATACCTCCGGCGCAAAGAATAAGCACGACCTGGCCGTGCTGATCGTGGCGGCCGGTGCCGCTGATGACAGCGATGATCTTCCCGACCTGGGCGCAAGGGGCATCGTGACATGAGCAAGTTCAAAGACATGGTCCGGCGGGACATCCGCAGGGTCTTTCTGAACACCGGCGAGTTTGCCGAAAACCGCACCGTCCGCTATGACGGAGTGGAGTATCCGGACATCCCCGTGGTGTTGGAGGGGCCTGTGCAGGAGAAGCGTGACCGCTTGACCGATGACCATGTCCAGGGCCTCCACATGGTGACCGCCACCCTCTACTGTGCCCAGGAAGACCTGGGCGGCAAGGTGCCGAAACAGGGGACCAGCCTGGAAATCACCACCCGCGAGGGGGGAAGGTTCTTCCAGAAATACTATGTGGTGGCGTCCACCAGCCATATGGGGATGCTGCACGTTGAGCTGGAGGCGATGGCCCAATGAGCGAGAACGGCATCAGCGCAGAGGCGCGGGTACACGTTGGCGGGGGCCAATATGCAGGCCCGACCAATGGTGGCGGCTTTGCCGGTATCCAGCTTTCGGCCTCCGGGCAGGAGGCCATCGACCGGGCCGCAAGGCTGCTGGCCGGCGTGGAGGGCGGCGTAGAGAAGGCCGTGCGCAGTGCGATGAGCCGTGCGGTGGCCCGTCTGCGCAGTTCCAATGTGAAGGCCGTCCGGGAGCGGTACGCCATTTCTGCCGCCAGCATCCGGGAGAGCGAGAACGTCCAGGTTTCCTATTCCTATGACAGCGGGGTGCAAGCCTTTGTCCGCTTTAGCGGGGCTCGCATTCCGCTGTTCCGTTTTGACGGGGCCTCACCCCACCAGCCCACCAGGGACACCAGCGGGCGCCTGCCCGTCATGTCCGGGGATGACCACTGGCGTCTGATGTACCCCAGCGTGGCCGCCTCCGGCCACGTTCTCAAGGACACATCCCCGTACAGCTTTGAAAAGGCGTTCGTGGCCAGGATGGGCAGCACGGGGCACATCGGCATCTTCGAGCGGACGGGCGGCATGACCTCCAATGGCAAGGACGAGATCGAGGAGCTGTTCGGGCCGTCCGTTCCCCAGATGCTGGGGAGCGAGGATGTGGAAAAGTCCCTGGCAGACGAGGCCATGAAGTCTTTTGAGAAAGACCTCGACCACAGCGTTATGGCAATTCTGAGCGGCTACATGAGGTGATGGTATGACAAGAATCACTCTGCTGGAGCAGATGAAGGAGTTTTCCGAGGCGCTGACCAACGACCTTCTCCTCCCGGTTCAAATGCAGGAGGAGGACGAGGAACAGCCCCCCAACCGGGCACCTACGGTCTACATCCCTTGCCTGCCGGAACTTCACGCCTATGCTCAGAAGGCCCCCTTCATGACCCATGAGATCGTCACAGGCAAGGACAAGGTGGTGGACGATCCGCACATGGGCAAACGGAAGATTTCCGTCACCGTGGTGCGTTCGTGCTTTTGCGTGTACCACAAAAACGAGCAGGAGGGCAGGCTGGCCCTGCTAACGCTCATGGAGCGGATGCGGATCGGCCTTCAGGAGGCGGTGGTCATCGGGAAACAGTTCAAGCTTGACCTGGAGGCCGGAATTGAAACGCTGGTGTACCCCGGCAATCCGAACCAGACCGCAGTTTCACCATTTTATCTGGGAGAGATGATCACGACCTGGCATCTCCCCATCATCGAAAGGAAGGTTCCCTATGGAAAAAACCAAGTTGACTACCGAGGCGGAGGATACCCAGGAGCCCCAGGCGGGCGCCCCTGACGCTCCCGCTCCCAAGGCGGAGAAATCCGCCGCGGATAGCTTCTACTGCTACATCGGCCCCACAGCAAGGCTGACGGGTTCTACTGCTACATCGGCCCCAGCATCACGGGCCTCATCCAGCACGGCACGATCTACCGGGGGACGCGGAAGAAGGCCATGGCCGCTGCGGCTGCGGCCATCGAGAAGTACCCCCTGATCAAGACCCTCATCGTTTCCGGGGACAAGCTCCCGGAGGCCCGGCTGAAGGTGAAGAAACCCGGCAATGCGCTGTATAAGAACTACCAGCGCGTGGCCGGGAAAGCGTAAGGAGGAAACATCATGGCTTTGAACCTTGGCGTTCATGTATACGAGAAGGCCACGGCGGTCAGCACCCCCGTTCTGGCTGACGTGGGCATCCCCTTCGTGGTGGGCGCAGCCCCCGCCCATGCCGCCAGCGACCCGGCGAAGGCCAATGTGCCGGTGCTGGCCACCAGCTGGGACGAGGCGGTGGAGCAGCTGGGCTTTTCCTACGACTGGGAGAAGTACCCCCTGTGCGAGTTCATGTATTCGCACTTCCAGCTCTATGGCTGCCAGCCTGTGGTGTTCTGCAACGTGCTGGACTCCACCAAGACCAGCATGAAGGACAGCGCGGCCGGCGATGGGCAGGAGCCTGTCACCGTGACCGACCACCAGGCGTCGATTCCCTTCGACGCCATCGCGTCCACCATCCAGGTCAGTGCGGATGCTGACTTCGGAACCGCGCTGGAGCTGGACGAGGACTACAGCGTCCTCTACGACGAGGACGCCGGCACCTGCATTGTGGAACTGCTGGACGGCGGCGAGAACTATGATGCGGCCCAGCTGTACATCAAGTATGCCGCCGTCAAGCCCGATGCGGTGAAGAAGACCGACATCGTGGAGGGCCTGAGCGTGATCGATGACTGCATGAGCACGGTCGGCCTGATCCCCGACCTGATCTGCGCCCCCGGCTGGTCCCACGACAGCGTGGTGGCGGCGGTCATGGCCACCAAGGCGGAGGGCATCAACGGCCTGTTCCGGGCCAAGGCTCTGATTGATGCGGACACCAGCGAGAACGGCGTTCGCAAGTATTCCGAGCTGCTGCCCTGGAAGAACAAGAACAACATCGTGGACGATGACCAGATCCTCTGCTGGCCTATGCTCAAGCTGGGCGACTATAAGTTCCACATGAGCACCCAGCTGGCGGGCCTGATGGCCCAGGTGGATACCAACAACGGCGGTGTGCCCTACGAGAGTCCCTCCAACAAGAACTTCAAGATGGACGGCTGCTGTCTGGAGGACGGAACGGAAATCAGCCTGACCTTCGAGCAGACCAACATCATCGCCGGCTACGGCATCGTGACGGCGCTGAACTTCATGTCCATGGGCTGGACGGCGCGGAACAATTACACCGCCTGCTACCCCGGCAACACCGATGTGAAGGATCAGTTTATCCCCGTCTCCAGAATGTTCGACTTCGTGGCCAACACCCTGATCCGGACGTTCTGGAGCAAGCTGGACAAGCCGATGAACCTGCGGCTGCTGGACAACATCCAGGACACCTGCAACATCTGGCTCAACGGTCTGGTGAGTCAGGAATACCTGCTGGGAGCCAGGGTAGAGCTGAAGGCGGAGGAGAACCCGGTGACCAGCCTGCTGGCCGGCGTGATCTCGTTCCACATCTATCTGACGCCGCCCGTACCGGCGCAGGAGATCCACTTCGCTCTCGAGTTCGACGTGGACTACCTGACCAGCGCCCTCAACCTGGCCGCGTAGAAAACCGGCCTGTTTTCCGGCTCCGGCACAATCCCAAACGTCTGGGAATTTGCCGGGCCGGGTCAAAACCGAAAGGAGATAACGTATGAGTACAAAACAGCCTGCGGCAGTCATCAATCTTGAGGTCTACGAGGACGGCGTGGATTTCATGGGGGTGGCGAAGGTTACGCTGCCCGCCATCGCTTACCCTGTTGTTTCCATCTGCGGATCGGGAATGATGGGCACGATGGACGTTCCCCTGCTTGGCATGATCGACACCATGACCACAACGATTGATTTCCTGGACGCGAACGACTCGCAGTCCGCCGTGCTTCTGGCCGAGCCGCGCAAGCATCAGTTGGATATGCGCGTGGCGATGGAGCACTGGGATGTGGAACAGGCGGAAGTGGGAACCTGGGCGGACAAGTACGTGATGATCTGCCACCCGAAGAGCTTTAATCCGGGGGTCTTCACCCCCATGACCGCCGCAAGCGTGAGCAACGAATTTGCGGTGTATTATTTCGCCGGATACCGGAACGGCGCACAATTGTGGGAGATCGACAAGCGCAATATGCGCTCGGAAAGTAAAACGAACCGGCCCCCAGTCAAATTCTGACTGGGGGCTTTGCATGGAAAGGAGAACGTCATGAACAGTACGCAGACAGCGAACGCCGAAGAAAAAAGCATGGCCGCAGCGGAGGACGAAGACCTGACAATTGAGGCGGCGATGGAAAGGGTCGCGAAGGCGATACCGATTCTCAACCGCTGGACGGGGACCTATACGCACGTTTTTACCAAGCCCTTTCATTGGCTGGGCGAGGACTACGAACGGCTGACCTTCGACTGGGAATCGCTGACCGGGAAAGATTGTACCCAGATCGACGCCGAGACGCGGAGAAAACGCGCCTCGGCCTCTCTGGAGGCAAACGACTACCCCATTGCCTATTTGGAGGGGATGGCGGCGCGGGCCTGCACCGAGCGGAATGGGGAAGGAAAGCGGGTGATCGGAGCCGACGCGCTGGAGGCGATGCCGGCGCAGGACTGCCTGCGCATTTGCAGGCAGGCGCGGGTTTTTTTAGCGGTTTCGGCGCTCTGAGACTGAGCGCCGCTTTCCTGCGGGAGCAGTGCGTGATACTCGCCGAGGAAGGCTGCGACACAATCGGAAATCTGATTGAATTGCCGCTCGGCGAACTGTTCGATTGGATTGCCGCGCGGAACAAGGTATGGGAGGAACGGAGGGACCGGCGTGGCAAGTAAAGAGCAGATGACGGATTTCATCATTCGCGTATCGATCGACAGCGGATTTCACGAGACCCTCAGCAAGGTCCAGGAGTCATTTACGAAACTGGGCAGGGAGATTCAAAACCTCCAGCGGATTCAGCGCGACGTGTCGTCTTTCCAGAAGCAGCAGGCGGCGCTGGAGAAAACCGAGGCCCGGTTGGGAACGCTGCAAGACCAATACAGCCGCCTGCGAAAGGAAATCGAGGGAACCAAGGGCCCGACGGCCGCGCTGGAACACGAAAGCCGCAGGCTCGACCAGAGTATCCGCGAGACAACCAACGCCCTAGAACACCAAAAGCAAACGCTCGGCACGACCGGGGAACGCCTGCGAGAGGCCAAGGCGGATACCGACGGCCTCAAACAAGCCGCCGCGCGTCTGACGGAACAGCTCAAGGCCCTGCGCGCCGAGCAGGACCGCACGGCGCAGAGCGTGGAAAACGCCGGCGGGAGCGCGGAGGCGTTTGGCAAAACGGCCTCTTCCGGCTTGGCGGCGGCGGGGCAGGCGCTTGCCGCCGCAGGAATCGTGCCGGGCCTCAAAAAAATCACCAACGCTTACCTCGACTGCGTACAAACCGCCGCCGGATTTGAGGCTTCCATGTCCGATACCGGCGCGCTGTCCGGTGCGTCGGATGCTGAGATGGCGGCGCTGTCCTCCAAAGCAAAGGAGATGGGCGCGGGCACGCAGTTCACCGCAAAGGAAAGCGCCGGCGCGTTTGGGTATATGTCCCAGGCGGGCTGGAATGCGCGGCAGCAGATGGCCGGGATCGAACCGGTCCTGAACCTCGCAGCCGCCGCCAATATGGACCTTGCCAAGGCGTCGGACATCGTGACCGACTACCTGGACGCGTTCGGCCTGACGGCCAACGACGCGGCGGCCTTTACCGACAAAATGGCCTACGCCATGTCGCATTCCAACACCGGCGTGATGCAGCTGGGCGAGGCGTACGAAAACTGCGCATCGACGGCAAAATCCATGAAGTATTCCGTGGAGGACGTTACAGCGGTGTTGATGGGGATGGCGAACGCCGGCAAAAAGGGCGGCGAGGCCGGTGCCGTGTTGGACACGGTTATGACCCGCCTTGCTACCGACACGAAAGGCTGCGCCGCCGCCCTGGCGGAATATGACGTCAACGTCTACGACGCAGAGGGGAACATGAACAGCCTGTCGGAGATTTTGAGCGGCATGAGCCGGGTGTGGGAAACCCTGACCGGCGCGGAGCAGGCCGCCCTTGCCAAGACCATCGCGGGGGCGGACCAGTATTCTGACTTCCAGACCATCCTGTCCGCCTGCAGCAAGGAGGCGGAGGCCAGCGGGCAGACGTTCGCCGGTTACGCCGCCGCGCTGAAGAATTGCAGCGGGACCGCCGCGCAGATGGCGGACCGGATGCTCGACAATTTGAGCGGCGATCTGATCCGGATGGATTCGGCGCTGGAGGCGGTCAAACTGACGCTGGGCGAACAGTTTATGCCGGAGCTTCGGTTCCTCACCCAAACCGGGACCGGGGCGCTGACGGTGTTGAACCAGGCAATGGAAAAGCACCCGGCAGCGACCAAAGCCATCACAAGCTTCGCAAGTATTATGACCCTCGCCACAGGCGCGGTGGCGGCCTACGGCGTGGCGGCTGAGGCCGTGAAGGAAGTAAAGCTCGATGAAGCGATTAAAGATACGCTTCTCTCCGCCGGTCCTTTTCTGGCCGTCACAGCAGCGGTTGGCGGGCTGGCGGCGGTATTTACCGGACTGAAGGCCGAATGGGAAGCGGCGGTTCCGGAAGCAATTGCGCTGAATGAAACAGTCAAGGACCTGAACCGGACGTTGGAGGAAACCAGCGTCCACAGCATTGAGAACGAAGCGCAGGCCAACGCGGCGGCAGCGGAGGCATATCTTGATAAAATCGAAGAACTGGGCGCGGTGCAGAACCGTACCAGGGACCAGGAGCTTCTTTATCAGGGGGCGATGGCCGGACTGCTGGAGGTTGCGCCGGAACTGTCGGACTGCATCAGCCAAACGGCGGACGAGTACGGGCGTGTGACCTATGCGGTCAATGGTTCCACGGAAGCAATCCGGGCGAATATCGAGGTCATGAAACAGCAGGCCGTCTTTGATGCGCTCCAGGACCGGATCAAAGAAATTGCCGAAAAGAGTGGGACGGCCATAGTAGACATCGAAGTTGCCGAGATTGGGCGGGCTGAACTTGAGGAGCAATACAAAGAGCCGCTGCGCCAGCGGGAGGAACTTCTAAAGAAGCTGAACGCCGTCACCAAGAGATCATCCGAAGCGGATACGTCAGCGGAAATCCGAAATTTGAATGAAGCAATACAAAGAGCCGCTGCTCCAGAGGGAGGAAATTCAAAAAAAGCTAAACGCCGCCGCCGGAAAGTCGGACGCGGCGGCGGCAGTCCGCAATCTGAATGAAGAGCTGTATGCGCTTTATGCACAATATGGAGAGGTTTTTTCCCGCGCCGATTCTTTCGATGCGCAGATTGCGGAAGCGAACGAAACGGTAGCGGAAGCTGACGAAGAATTACTGCTTTACAACAAGGCAATGGACGGCGTGGCGGAGAAGATGGGCGCTGCGAGAGACAGCGCGGCCGGATTCGCGGCGGGAATGGACGAGGTTTCCGGGAGCGCCGGGAATGCCAGCGGGCCATTGGAAACGATTACAGAGCAGGTTGGGGCGCTGGCGGCGGCTTACCAGGAATCCTATGACGAGGCGCTGAAAGCCATACAGGGACAGTACGCGCTATGGGACGAGGCGGAAAAGGTTGCCCCGTCCGATTTGAGCGGCGTGGAAAAGGCAATGGAAAGCCAGATCGCCAATTGGACGGCGCGGACTGAAAACCTGGATCTGTTGAGCCAGTATGTGGGAGACGTCAGCGGACTTTATACGTTGATTGGCGAGCTGTCGCGGGACAACAGCCAAGAGAGCACAAACCTCCTGGCCGGACTGGCCGGGGCGGCAAAGCAGGAAGACCTGGATACACTCCGCGAGTTTGCTGACGTCTACGTGCAAAAGCTGGAGAGCGAAAAGAAGGCGGCGGAAACGGCCGTCGAACTCCTTCCCCAGTGGGAGGAAATGAGCCGCGGGATATTGGAACGGATTGACGAGACAGTAGAAGGGATGGATAAAAGCGAGGCGTCCCGAGCCGCCGGCCGCGCGATTATACAGGCATTCATGGACGAAGCGGATGACCCGTCGAATCTGGCCGCAATCCGGACAGCGTTTGGCAGAGCTGCCAGCGAAGCCCTTCGATCCTTGAATGCAAGGGGCGGCGTGACGCAGGAATTTTTATTCCAAATCGGGGCGGAGCACTATACGCCAAATTCCTCACCGAATGCTCCGAAATATACTCATGCTGAATGGGCTGAAGGGGGAATCCTGACGCGGCCGCATATCGGACTTGTCGCGGAGGATGGGCCGGAGGCCGTGATCCCACTGTCGGGAAAGCGGCGAGACCGGGGGCTGGAACTGTGGCGCGAGGCTGGAGAGCGGCTAGGGGCGCTCCTGCCAGCCGGCGAGAGCGTTTGGAACGCGAGGGATACCGCAGCCGCGCTCGGCAACGCACCGAGATATGAGGCGGCCCTTGCGGCCCCACATACTGCGGTTCCCGTGTCAGTTCAGATTGCAGTTAACGTGCAGGGAAACGCCTCGCAGGATACCGTGGACGCGCTTCAGGACCGTGCCGCAGAGATCGCCGGCATGGTTACCGATCAGGTTATGGACCGCATCCATGAGGAGCAGATAGACGCGGTAAGGAGGTCGTTTTCGACATGAGGACCTACACAACCGTACAGGGGGATATGTGGGACCATATCGCCCACGACAAGCTGGGCAGCGTGCGGCATACCGGGGCGCTCCTCCGGGCAAACCGGCAATACCTGGGCTATTACATTTTTCCGGCCGGCATCGTTCTGACGCTGCCGGAGGTTGAGGAAGAAGCGGCGGCGGTTTCCCTGCCGCCCTGGAAACAATAAAAAGAAACTCCGACAAATTGGAGCGGAGTTTCTTGAACACTATTTATTGATGCTATGACAGCGGTTTCGCTCGTTCAGAATAGGATTCTAATTGCTCAATAGCCTCTTGAACAGTGGTAAAGGTTTGTTCGCTTAAGTACAACCAACGGTTACGTTCGTCCGTATCCTCTAATCCGGGAAGTCCATCCTGT